GATGCGGTTATTGTCACTGATTTGGCTGTATTGTCTGTTGTTAGTGTTACGTTTGCACCAGCAACCAAGGTTAAGGAATCTGACGTGGACGCTGACGTAACGGTTGTTTGACCTGATACAACTACGTTATTAAATATATTTTGGTCACCTGTGTTTGTACCGGATAGGTTTGCTACAGCAGCATTAGCTAGCATTGTATTACTAATAGCACCATTAGCAATACTTGTAGTATTGCCAGCAGATGTTACAACACCTGTTAAATTAGCGTTAGTCACTACAGTGGCTGCAAAACTGCCTGTTCCTGAACCTGTTACACCACCTGTAAGAGTGATTGTCTGGTCGCCACTGTTGATGCCTGTTAATCCTAGGTCAGTTTTTAATGTGGCTAATGTATTTATCTCAGGAGCACCTGCGCCACCTGTTTTTCTGTATACTAGTGAGCTTGTGGCCATGTCAGCTTGTTTAGCTAACGTTATAGCGCCTGCGTCAATTGTCCATGTAGCACCAGAGCCGCTAACTGTGATATCGCCTTTATCGCCGTCTGTTAAGCTGCCTCCGCCTGATGGCGTGGCCCAAGTTCCATCACCTCTCCAGAATGTTGTACTGCTAGCTGATGTTCCTGAACCTAAATTAGTGACTGGTAAGTTACCTGTGACACCAGTATTTAGTGGTAGGCCTGTACAGCTAGTCAATGTTCCTGAGCTGGGAGTACCTAACGCATCGCTTTGATATACGAAGTTACCGTCACTACATGCAGTATTAAAGTTAGCTTTGGTATCTGAGATGCCAGTTAAGCTCGTTTGATTTCCTGTATTGGTTCCAGATAGGTTAGCTACAGCAGCATTAGCTAGCATAGCATTTGTAATAGCACCATTAGCAATACTTGTAGTATTGCCAGCAGATGTGACAACACCTGTTAAATTAGCGTTAGTCACTACAGTGGCTACAAAACTACCTGTACCAGACCCTGTAACACCCCCAGTGAGGGTAATGGTTTGATCACCACTATTAGTGCCTGTAAGTCCTAAATCTGTTTTTAATGTGGCTAATGTATTTATCTCAGGAGCACCTGCACCACCTGTCTTTCTGTATACTAAAGACCCAGTAGCCATATTGGCTTGCTGAGCTAGTGTAACGGTTCCTGCAGGAATAGTTGTAGCAAAACTACCTGTACCAGACCCGGTGACATGCCCAGTTAACGTAATAGTCTGGTCACCAGTGTTAGTTCCTGATAAATTAGCAACTGCTCCGTTTGCAAGCATTGTATTAGTTATAACACCCGAGCCTATGCTTGTAGTATTACCTACTGATGTAACTACACCTGTTAAATTAGCATTGGTGACAACTATAGCGGCAAAGCTTCCAGTGCCTGAACCAGTAACTCCGCCTGTTAGCGTTATTGTTTGGTCACCTGTATTTGTTCCAGATAGGTTTGATAGCTTGGTCTTTTCGGCAGATGTAACCCATTTGTTAGTTCTACCAGAGTCGGATATATCATCTGTGTTAAGTACTATATCACCGGTCGTATATGTATTAACGCTAGTGATTGAACCACCCCCACCTGTCTGGTTAACCCACTGTGCATTGTAATCAGTACTATTTATCTTAGATAGCACTTGTCCAGCAGTACCACCTACAGGAACACCAACACCATTAGTTCCATTGGTTCCGTTAGTACCATTAGTACCTGCTGCACCTGTATCTCCAGTAGGGCCCTGAGGGCCTGTAGGACCACCAGAAACAATATTAGCCACTACGTTAGTTGTACTAGCTACGATATTTGCTGCGGGTGTTGTCTGTACAACGATAATAGCTGGGTCGGACATATGTATTTTAGCCTAAGAAGAAGAATAACAATTTATAAAAGAGCCTCTTGCGAAGCCCTTTGAAAATTACTAGCCTAAATGAATTGCTGCGAAATCAGGAAGCCATACTTTGGAGCCGTACAAGCAACCAATTTCAATCATAGATTTTTTGAAACCTACGTAATGAGACAGAGTGAATGCCAAGCCAGAAACTGGGTCTTGAACAACCATCATATCTTTAGCAGCGTCACCACCTTCAGGAAGAGCTAGAGGACGGATAGCAAGCTCAACTGCATCAGGATGTAATACAACATTACGTCTTGACAGAGCATTAATTGCAAATGAATCACCATCTACTTGAGCAGTTAACAAACCTGATTGTAAAGTGATAGTACCGGGAGCGGCAATACCGACAGCTACAACGTATTTATTACTTCCAATAGTCACTACGTCACCGGCTAACACTGTACCAGAACCGGTTTTAAGTACAACTGAGGTAGCACCAATTGCGTGAGCACCATTCAACACATACAAAGTACCAGTACCAACAGCAGGGCGGGCAACTTGACCTGAACGAAGTAAATTAACATTGTAAAGTTCACCAAGTTTACCACGGCGTAGCATATTAACATCACCAGCTTCTGAAACTTTATACAAGTTAGAAAGGTTTTGAATATTTACAGCGGCAGTAGTATCATAGATTGCTCCAATAGAACCATCATCTGGGCAACCACGATCCAACAACAATTTCATGATGTTTGGTAGGTCATTCATATTAGAAGCGAATGGGGTAGTACCAGCAGTACCGTATGCTTGACCAGCATTTTGGCCAATGTTCAACATTAAATCTAATTCTATTTTATTACAGATAGAACGCATAGCTTGTTGAATTTGATTACCGTAAACTGTTCGGTAACCAGCGCCATTATTCAATGATTTTTGTTCTTCACCGAGATATGGAATCTGAATAGAAGCGTAGGTAGACAAAGACATAGTTTTGTTATCTACGGTTTGATCAGTACCTTCTGGGATGGTCATAGATGGATTATAAGCAGTTGAAACTACTTGTGGGCGAGTGAAAGAAGATCGTACGATATCGCCTTTTGCCGCAGCTTGTGCACCACTATTGATTTTAACTGCGTTGATACCACCAACAAGTTCGCGTCCAACGCGTTCCGCAGCTTCGTATATATCAGCAGCTAAGCTTGTAAAAACGTTTGCCATTTATTTTATTCCTATTATTAAAAATTGGTTGACTATTATTAGTCGGAAATTTTACCGCCTTTTGAGAAAAACTGTCTGCGAGCTTCTTGACTCATTGCATTAAATTCTGCTCTAGCGATTGTTTTGTCTGCTTGTGGCGCACTGCGCGCGTTGCCGGGAGCACTGCCACCGGTTGATAAGTTGCCGCCTAAAAGTGGGCTATATCTTGCATCAGATTCAAACTGTCTCTTAATGCTTGCTATAACATCACCCTCTAAATTACCCATTTCATCAGCTAAGGAACCAACATTGTCGGCTATGAAACGTCTTAAAAGCACAGCTTTATTAGCGTCCCCTTTTGCTAAATCATTTGCAATTTCAGCGGAGGTTAATTCTATTTTATCTTTTCGTCTTTCTTGTTTATCTTGTTGTAGTTGTTGTTCTAGTTTCTTGTATTCATCGTCACGTTGTTTGAATAGTTTTTCATATTCTCCGTCACGTAATGCTTTTTCATGTTCAATTCTTTTAGCTTCTTTTAAGGCTTCTTCACGTTGTGCTTTGGCAGACTTTGTTTCTTTGTATAGCTCGTCTTTCTTAGCTCTTACTAGCTCAAGTTCAGCTTTGGCCTTCTCAAGTTCAGCTTTATAATCTATCTCTTGCTCAACTTCAACATTTTCTACTACATCTTTTATTTCTTCAGTCATTGTTCTCATCCACAGGATTAAACTTCTTATCAAGCTCACAGAGCTCTTCTATTGTAAACTGTCCGTTTCCGTACAGCTCGTTATTGTTGACATTAACAACAAATTCTTTAGGCTGTGTTTTCAGCCACTTGTATAACGGGGATTCTTTATTCATCTGTAGAATCCTCGACTGGTACTAATGTGCATCCACATCTACCGTGAACTGGTATCTCACCCTCTACTTCAGAAGGATTGTAAGGGCTGTTATCAGCCATGTACATACAGTATTCACAGTTGTTTAGCTCTAAGTCTAAAGTCCAATCTACTAATAACTCGTTCTCACTGGACACTTCGTTTCTTATGTAGTTAGCAGTTCCCATCATGACTAAGCCAGCTAGTACTAAATTCTGTGCACTGAACAAGCCGTCTGTCTTTTCTTGTACTGCTTGGACTGTCTCTTCATCATCCCATCCCAGCACTTGAGCGTCACTAACTATCCGTGTATACTGCGTTGCTTTAGTTTGAGCAAATGATTTATACGTCTCAGTTATTGTTTTTGGTGTAGACTGTGTAGATGTTTTTATTTTTATTTGTGGTACTATCTCAGTCACTTTAGCTTCGGATAGCTTAACTATATTATTCCTATTACGTACTTTGTGCTTAACTAACTGTCTTGTAGTAAACTGAGCTTCATACAGTGCAAGCTCTTCAACCATTCTCATTGCTACATAAGGGATGACACCTAGTTCTTTCTCAAGTCTCATCTGCAGGAATGCAAAGTTACGTGTCTTAATAGCGTTTACTATTATCTGCACTGCTTTATCAAGAATGGGGTTAATCACTTTCGCTTGGGTTGACACTAGACGCATCAGAATTAATTGATGCCTTAGTATTTCGTCCCGCAGTGTTATCACTCATAGCCCCTAACAATGGATCGAAGTTTACATCAACGTTATTGGCAATTTCATCATTACTAATAGCATCGGATATAAACCCAGTTTTACGCCCGTAATCTAATATCTCTTCTCTACTAATTACGCCTCTGTCAAGCAATAAAATTTGCTGAGCAAGTAGGTTAGCATCTGCTGTCTCTTCAAAGTATACGTCATTCAGCTTGAATTCAACTTCAGGACTTGCAACACCTTGGAACTGGCACAACACTTCTAATGAGGCTTCTATAGCTTCTTGTACGTTATTGGCAATACTAATTAATGCACTATTCTGTGAACCGTAACGCACGCGAACTGCTTCAGCTGTTTCACGTCCACCGCTTGTTGCAATCATCCTAGCACCAATATAAGCCGCCTGTTCAATCTTATCACTCATAGCCTTGGCTACTAGTTGGTTTTCATTTGCTTGCAGTAGAGAGGCATTACCAGAGCCCTGAAGCACTATACCCTTCCTACTTCCTAACATAATACCGTTAGGGTTGGCACTGTCAAAATCTTCTTTACTAGCTTCACCGATGTTCAAGACAATTGTAGTTTGTCCACTGATGAATATATTCTCTTCGTAGTCAGCACTATTTCTGTAATGACCTAAATTAATAGCAGCCATATCATATAGTGGTTGGTAGTCTACGTAAGGGTCGTTGTTTTCAGAGCCTATGAATATGAATGGTATTCTATTAAATGGTTTGCCGTTAAAATCTCTTGGGGTGATTACATCAATAAGAGCTTCATCTTCATCAAATATCCATTGCTGGTATTCATGTCCGTCATCTGAAGGCATTAAACGTAACACACGATAATTCTTTTTAGTGTCTTGGCAAAATGGGTCTTCGTCATCTACTAACACTTCTTCGCAGAGAGTTACGAGGATGGGTACATACTCACCGTCTATACTATCTGTCTTCCAATTTATAATTGACTCAGCACAATATGGTTTTAAGTAGCTACGCATACCGTCATCGTGATAGTCTATTAGTATACCATGTCTTCCGGTTTGAAGCAACTCCCCAACTAACTTTTGTGAAAATTGTAGTAAAGAAACTCCAGCGCCTGTAGCATCGCCATCAATATATTCTATTTCGGATGGTAGCACATATTCTGGTTCTTTACGGAATACTAAACCAACAAGACCAAGCTTTGTAAAGTTGGTGAAGTTTGTTAATATAGCATCAGCACGGTATTGCTTAGTTCTAGCATCATCATTAACATCTGGGCTTCTTATGTAAGAGCTGGCATTGTTATTTATGATTGCTCTAATAAGCTTCCATCGGCCTAGTGCTTCTTTGTATTCGGGGTGCTGTGTGCTAACAGACATGATAAGCCTCTATTTTCATACCTTTAAATGCAGGTCTCAAACCGTTCGCCACTCTACTAAGATGCTGTGGTTTTGTTTTCAGCGATTTAGCGTATGCTGTTAAATTTTTTATAATCTCCACCACACCGTCTGGATGCGTTATTTTATAAGTTTTACTTGCTGATAAAGATGACTTCTCTTTGGCGTCACTATTTAATACGTTTTCTGCTGGCGTAACCCATCGAAGATTTGATAGTGAATTGTTTAATTTATTTCTGTCTATATGGTCAACCATATCTAACAACTTTGGATTTTCTATATATGTTGTCGCTAATAGTCTGTGAATAGTTATAACAGTTTTATGGCCAGCTTCATACAAAGTAACATATTTATAACCGTATGCATTAATCACGATAGCTAGGGGAATCCCTTCATGGCTACGCTTATATGAATAAACAACGCCGCTCTCGGTAATTCCGTAATCTGGAAATTTTCTCAATCTAGTAACAGTCATGTATTATGTTCTCTTTTGCGCAAAAGAAAAATCAATCTTAAATAGCTTGGGTTTAGGCCCCATTTCGTACACTAGGGGATAAGTTGTAGCATCGTTCTGATGGTCATACCCAGACTTCTTATCCGGCTTACCATGCTTGTCGTAAGGCTGGTTTATAAGACACCTAGCCACTGTAGGGCATTTACTTTGGTTGATAAACACTCTTCCGTTCGCAAAACCTTTATTAGCTGCATCGATTCTGTCTTGTATTGCAGCATTCTTATTCTTACTGTAGGCCCGTATTAGGAAGCCTCTGTCGCTTAATTCTTTAATAGCTGACTGGGACGCATTAGCGTTTGATCTGTTACCACCAGTACTATCTGGATACATTGTAATAGCATGCCCATGCTTAGACCATCTATCATATATCAATTGTGCTAGTGTAGCTGAATCTCGAATGCCTGTAAGCTCTTCAACAGCGTGCCATTCTTTACCACCGTTGCGTTTCACAAACACTGTAGCAGACGTATTATCAACGTTAAAGTCACAGCCTATATACAGAGGCTCTCTGCCTTGTATCTCTTCTGAACTGTCATGTAAGTCTTGGTTGTAGTTGAAATATACGCTCAAGCTCTGCATGTTGACAAACTCACCATTCAAATACGCCTCGGCGACATGAGCGGGAAATCTATCTCTAATCTGTTGTAAGTACTTGCTGGTAACTGTTGGGTTGTCTGCTGTACGACCCTTAACTTGTTTATAGTCAGGATGGTCTCTTAGTTCCCAGTTACGGTAACAGAAATTATAGCCTTCAGGTGTCGTGAATGAAATCATCTTATTCATACACACCATGCGGCCTGTTTCTGTATCCCTCACTCTGTATTCTTCTGGAACATCATTAGGCTGTTGACGATTACGCATCAATATGCCTCGGTATAGCTCATCAGCCTTAGCTTCAGGAATAGTGTCTAATTCGTCTATTAATGCTGCATAGCTCTGATAACCAACAAATGCAGCTGGGTTATCCATGGGCTTAAAATAAATGTTTCCGCAATTAGGCGTCTTAATCTTAATCATGTTTTCATGACTAGTGTAGCCATCATGCTTAATCTTAAACTGGTCTAGCCAGTGTATGACGTTTGGTACTTCAATCGTTCTAATATGATGGTGCTCAGGGGCGTATACGTATATGTTAGCGTCTTTGCTATGCTGTACTAATAAGACAGCTATAAGACCTAGCAAATATGACTTACCACAACCGGGGCCACCTACAAATAAACAGTTATCACAATCTTTACTTTGAACAAGGCTTACAAAGTCAGCTTGGCTTTTGGTCAAGCAGATTGTCAGTTCCGACATGTTCAATAATCCTCGTTTGAGATGGCTGTATATGCTCTATTCTTATTGTTGTTATTTGCTCATCGTGCTTGTGTTCTATTTCTTGCTTGTCAACATAACCAGCTTCATTCTTAAGGGCTAAGTTGATAACGCCCGCATTACCGGGACGTGATCCAGAAGCAACCTCACGCTGCACTACACGCCACCACGCAGTTTTATCCTGCTCCCCTATTTGATGAGCCTCCGCGAACACTGGATGGGCTTTAATCCAATTATTATAGGCTGTCATAGTGACACCCCATATGTTACATACTTCCTCTAGGCTCTTCCCATCTTTACGTAAGCCATTTCTTAAATCTTTAGCAAACTTAGGACGATATTTCGAGTTCCCGTGCTTGTTCATCGTGTTTGCATCTTCTCTAGTATATTTTTAATGTCAGCTATGTCTTTAGCCGTGTACTTAAA